CCGCTAACACGTCTAGAAATCCCTGCTTAACAAGCAGGTTAAACTCTCAGTTGAGAAAGAAAACACTAACCAGTTCGCGGTAGAACTAAAATGTGGCAATCATTATCAACAATCACTACAACAGTTGTAGGCCATTCAGCAACCCTGATTGGCGCGATGCAAGCCGTCCCAGCATTAAATGCAGCAGCACGGATAATCGCACGACCATCAATATCACATACACTAGTCGTGACCGTCAAGGTCATGGCTCCAATAGCAGCAACTGTTGCATTGGGCTACTCAGCGGTGTATTTAGCACGACAAACAGAATACGGCGAAGCAATGTACAGCGCATGCGCTGAAACCACAGGTATCATAATATCTGAGACTAAGAAACTCATACGATACAGAGCCGCCCAGTATTTAAGCACACATAACTTAGCAAGGCATGACAGTGATTTTATACGTCAAATCTTTAACAAGACACCTTTGACCAAACCACAATTGCAAAAAGTACACAGCCATCCACAAGCAACACAAGCTAGGACCAGCGCTAGATACTTCATGAAAAACGTCATCCATAATTCAGGCTATACAGAATATGTTATCCAACCACGCCCATGCGAAGCAGGCCTAGACTCATCAATGTCTTATTTTTGGCCGCGTGACGGAAGACTATTACCCAAAAACTCAGCGATAAGACCAAGACACTTCATCACTGCAACCGACGTAGACTATTACCTAGAACCACACGAAATGCTTTGCCAAGGCCAACCTTTTATGGCTTTCGGCTTATCACCTGTGGAACCAGGAGTCTCAAACGAAGGTGGAAGTGGTGTAAGTTATACAATCATCAACAACGTAATTCATGCGACTGTTGTCGGTGGCGCAAGCTACGAACATCAGTTCTATGATTATTCAGGTGACTCGGTTAGTTCTGGGCTTCATCTATCACTTTCATGGTACAAAATATTTGGCAGGTCAATGAGACTGCCAACCCTAACTGTCCACTATTACGCTTGCGAACAGAGAACAGTGACCACCAATCAAAAGGTCACCCTGTTTGCCCCAATGTTAACATATAGAGGGGTCTCAGCAGTCATTGCTCGATTGACCTACTCAATGTCCACACTTAAAAGAGCGAAAGTCGACATAGGTAATTGGAACGTGATAAGATCAATAGGTAAGAAAACCGATAGGATAAGCATCTGTAAACAAGGAAACTTCAATTCCGCATCATTGACCATCCCGGAATATGAAAAGATTGTCAATCACCAAGACACGTCCACAATCGGACTAGCACCATCGTCTATCAAAATGCTACTGCCCAACATCGATCCAGATGTAGTTGCATTACTAGCGTGCTACGTCAAAGAAACTCTCCCACCTACTCAATCAATATTTAAGAACTTTCAAACCACTACAGGAGCTATTAGTTTTACTTTGCATTCAAATGAATACGACGAAGATGCAAAGAAGCCTGTCGTGAGTTTTATGTCGCCAATCTTGGATGGATTTGCATATGTACCTGTGATAAACAACACTAATACTAATGCGTCCGTTCATGAACGCCTCATCGACCTTCAAAAACCTGAGATACAGCTAAATCAATCTCAGATAGCTTTGATGAACGCATTCGTGGACAGGATAATAATCCCAGAAGACCGACATACGTTAGTTCCAGTAAGTGAGGAAGCAGTTTACGAGAAACAGGACCGCCCGTGTCAAAGGCAGATTCTCAATAGAGCCATGAATCAACAACAGCCCGAATCAGTACCATTCCAATCAGTCTCACTCAAGAAAGAGGCCGGCTTAAAAACAGCGCCCGCTAGACTGATAACCACCGAAAAACCATCACATAAACTAGAATACACATGTTATGTTTATGCATTGGCCAACTACATAAAAGAAAAATACACCTCTGATCAAGGAAATGATTGGTTTGCTTTCGGGCGAACGCCACGATCAATTTCCAGACGCGTGACTGAAATATGTCATGGTAGGAAGTTCATTGACGCTATGGATTACACCAAAATGGACGCAAATCATTCTTACCCACTACGTCAAATGGTCTATCTCATTTTCCTGAGAGCATTCCAAGAATCAGAACATGGTGATATTTACTCGATCCTCACCGAAAAACGATACGTTAGGACCAGCCTGCGCACTGAAACCCAGAAAATCGAATACGAGATATTCTTTAATTCTGGGGATTCTCAGGGTTCAGGTTTACCCGACACGTCATTGTCAAATAGTTTGGTGAACGCGTTTATCGTTTTCGTAGGTTTCTATTACCAATACGGCGACATCGACCTTGCCTGGCAAGCCCTCATCAGGAGTGCTATAATAGGCGGGGACGATTCAGTCGTTGCGGAACTGGAAGCTGAACATAGCGAACGCGCATGTAGGGAATACAATCATATACCAAAACACACAATAATTGAACATGGGGACATCGGTGTAAACTTTCTGGCCAGATACTATTCGCCAGAAGTTTGGAGCGGATCACCAAACTCCGTTTGTGATATAACACGTACTATGGGCAAATTCCATTTGACAGGAAACATGCCATCAACTTACTCACCAATGAAGAAACTAGAGGAAAAACTCAATTCATTGTTCGTAAACGACACTAATACACCACTGGTAAGGATCGTCCATCAACATTGGGCGAGGTTAAAAGGTAAAGTGATAGCCCAGGCTATGCTGGACAAGAGATGCGCTGCGCATTCAGTTCAAGGCGACCCCTATCCTAATACCGGAACCGACTTCGCGTTTACCATATGGCCAGGACTCCAGGAATGGGAGTCAAGGTTAGAGGATCAATTGTCCAAGTTTACAAATTTGGAACAATTCCTCACGATCATACCAGTCCATAACGAACCATTGAAACACCCCGACGTGCCACTCACAATTGAGGTGGACGGGGTAGTAGTCCACAATCTTCCCGCAAACACGGAAGATAGAGTTTACCCTCAGACAGAGTACCATGACTCAATGCCAAAACTTGAGAGACCAGCGCAGGATTTATCAGAAGACGCTTACAACAATCCAAAGTCTACTCAAGCTCCAGGAATCATTCCAGCCAAAGTAGTCCCAGGCAAAGCGCTGGTCTCTAGGCTAACCCCAACTGCGAAAATCCCCGACGCAAATGAATTCGCAGTTCATTCAACCAAAAGACAGGTACCCGACAAAATGGTAAGTCAAATAGCTAAGCAAAACCCCCAAGCGGGAACAAAACAACAACAACAAAAAGGCAAAACCTCAGCCGCTCCGAAAAACGATGTCATACACGTAGAGCGTAAGACTCAGGAAGTGCCAAAAACTGCCACTCAACAAGTAAAAGCAGATAAGACTAAGTCACAACCAGTAATCACTAAACAGCCTGACGTTGCTTCGAAACAACCGAAACCTGTAGCGCCGTTAAAAGCGCAAACTGTTCCACTTAGCACTGCACCAATTCTTGCTCCACCAAAAGTCGAGCAACTACCTCAACCCAATCCAGTAAAACCACTGTCGAAAAGGGCGTTGAAGAGGCAGAATAAGGCATTACGAGCCAATGTTGCAATTGTTACGCCAACGCTGGCGTCATCCGGAGAAAAACCTCCCTATACTGAAGAAGATTATGATGATGACGTAGCCGATTGGCGCCCGCCAAGGGCAACAAAATATGTGCCAAAGGCACAATCGTGCACCCCAGACGCAACTGGGGATGGTCGACAGCCCCTATAAGGGGACTACGATCTGAAATCAAACGAATCAGCATGTGGGTTATGGTTAGCCCTGTGAAATAACATTTCGCAACATGCAAGAAAATCAGAAACGAAAACTGAAACAACCAAAGAAGAAATTGACAGTGAAACCCAAGAAATCACTGCAACAACCGAAACTACGCTCACAAATTGGCATCACGGCACGCCCAATGCTTAGTGA